GCGGGTCTGGATCGATATATTGACGACGGGGGCGCTTTCGCGCGGTCCACCCGCGCCGCTGTAGCTTTGGGCTTCCCGGCGGTTGAGCACCCGCTCGCCACGCTGCAGGATCGCCGGGACCTCATCGGATTTGAGCCCGGCCCAGCCACCGTTGTGCAGGCGCGGCGCGTTGGCAAAAGCCATGGCCGGGACCATGCGCGAGGGCGCAGGACCACCGACCATACCGCCCTGGTGGAAGACACCGGCGAACATGCCGCCGAGATTGCCGAGCGCGCCGGAGAGTGCATTGGCGATGGGGCCGAGGATGAACTTGCGCGCAGCCAGCTTCGCAAGGTCGGCCAAAAGAGAAGTGACCAGGTCGCGGAAGTCGAGCTTTCCGGTCTTCACGAAGTTGCCGATGGCGTCCTCGGCACTCTGGAACGCGCCAACCAGCGCATTACCAATATCCCCAGCGATATCGCGGGATCGCTCGTAGTACTCTGCCAGCGTGTCCGCGACCTTCTGCCAGCCATTGCGCGCAGTCTCGGCGCCTGCGGCTGCGTCCTCGCCTGCTTGGCGCGCTGCTCCGCCTGCGCGGCCTGCCTGTTCCTCGGTGTCCTCGAGCGCGCCGTTGAATCGGTCGGCGGAGTCCGCAGCGCTGTCGAGTGCGGCAGCACCTTCCTCGCCAGTGTTGGAGACCGCTTCCTTGAGCGCCTGCCACGCGGTCATGGGGCGCGAGGCCGCGTCCGAGAGCATGCCCGCAGCCTCGGAATAACCGGAGGCCCGCCCTCGTGCGTCGTCTGCCATCCCTCCGAAAAGGTTCGGCGAGTCGATGTAGGTTTGCTCCATCGCGGCGCGGAAAGCCTCGCCCGCCGCAGTACCAGCGGCAGAAGCTGCGCCCGCGTATGGGTTCTCGATCCCGCCGAGGTCGATCTGGCCGATCTCTCCAAAGGTCGTTTCGATCCCGACCGATGCGAGGGCATCGCGGATTTTACCGGTAAAGGCATCAATCCGCAGGATGGCGCCGTTCAGCATGGCCTCGACGCCTTCGATCATCCGGTTGGCCGTTGAGAACACCAGATCTCCGATTACCGACGGCAGAGAGCCCCAGATCGTCTTGACCGCATCAAAAGCGCCCTGAAATGTGCCGACGGTGCTGTTGCCCCAGCCCACCACCGCCTCGGTCGCGTCCTGCAGCCCGTCGTAGATCACTGCCTGTGCGGAAGCCCAGCCCGACTCGACGCGCGCCCAAGCTGCATCTGCGCTCAGCGACACGCGGTTCCAGACCTCCACCGCCACGTCCTTGAGCAGGTCCAGCGCCTTGCCAAAGCCGCCCGCGCCTGAGACCAGCTTGGTGAACTGATAGACCAACTCACCTGCGCCCACGATCAGCGCGCCGATGCCGGTGCGGATCAGCGCGCCGCGCAGAACCAGCAGCGCAGTGGCAAGGCCCCGGACCGACAAGGCTGCAGCTGCGAGCCCGGCCACCCAGCGGCCCGCCATGAAGGCGGCAAAGGTTGTGGCATAAGTCGTCAGGCGGCCAAGGTTCTCAAACAGCCCTTGGATCGCCATGCCGATGGGCCCGGTTGTGCGCGCCATGGCGGCCATAGCCTCCGCGACAGCCTCGAGCGCGGGAGCGGCCGCGACCGCCAGCTGGTTCGAGATGCCGCGCCAGATCAGGCCAAGGCGCGAGATCGCGTCGTTCGTGCGCTCGATCTGGTCGGCGTCCTGCTCCGAGACGACGACGCCGAAGTCCCGCACGTCTTGCGTCGCTTGGCGCAGCGTCTCGGTGTCGATCCGCGACATGGCGATCGAGCCTTCTTCGCCGAAGATTTGTCCTGCCACGGCGGCGCGCTCGGCCTCTGGCACGAATTCCGTCATGGCAGCGGACACCGCCGCGATCCGCTGATCGAGCGGCATGCCCATGAGGGTCTCAGCCGAGAGGTTCAGCCGGTCCAGCGCGGCCGCCGCAGGGCCACCAGAGGCTGCGGCTTGGCTCAGGCGCCGGGTCATGTCCTTGGTGGCCTGCTCGATCCCGGACATGGAGACGCCAGCAAGCTCGCCTGCGCGCTCAAGGACCTGCAGGCTTTCTACCGTCGTGCCGAGGGACTGCGCCAGCTTAGCCTGCGCATCGACCGTCTGCAGCCCGGAGCGGACGAGCGCGACACCGGCGGCCACAACAGCAGCGGTGGCGGCCGCCGCTGCGATCTTGGCCCGGCGCGTGAACGCGGCAAGGCGCGCATTTGCGGCATCGACCTCTCGGGACAAGCGGCGCATGCCGCGTCCGCCCGCTTCACCCACGCCGGTCAGCTCTGCCTTGACCTGTCGCCCGCCAACGGCTGCGAGGCGCACGAAGACGCGTTTATCGGCCATCCTGTCCTCCAATCTGTTCATTCACACGTTTGACCATCACCGCCTCGATCTCGGGCAGCAGTTCCATGGCCGCGAGGCTGTTCACGCCCAGCGCCTGCGCCATGGACAGCGCAGCACCCATGTCCCAGCCAAGGATGGTCTGCTGGGTTGCGCGCAGCTGGCCGCCGAGGCGTCCGACCAAGTCCCAGACCTGCGCGCCCTCAAAGGTTTGCGGGCGGTTCATTTTTTGCGGGCAGTCCGGGCACGCGCCTTGGCAGGCTTCGCAGTAACGATCGCCCCCGCTGAAGTGCCAGTCAGCAAGGGCGCGGAGACGTTTTTTTCCTGATCCAGCACCAGTGCCTTGGCGACGTAGCCTGCCTGGAAGGCCTCGAAGATCGGATAGATGTCGAGCAAGGCGTCGACACCTTCGGAGGTGAGGTCCAGAACGTTGCCGTCCATGTCGCCCACGCCCTCCCATTCCACCACGGCGCGCCGCCCCAGCGCTTTGGCAAAGACCAGCGCACGGTCCTCGTTGCTAGCATTCTCGGGGAGCGCTTCGATGCTGGGATCGTTGCGGGTGGTCACCATCAGCGCCGTGGTCAGCGGCAGCAGCTGCACGCGCACGCCGGGCGACAGCTCAAGCCAGCGTGGGTCGGTCGAGAGGTCAAGTTTGAGCATGATCAATAGGCCTCCACATCGTTGATGAGCGTGACGGTGCACATGCGCCCGGTGACGGGATCCTTGGCGGCCTGCCAATCAAACGTGGCCTGCACGCCCTGCGGCCCGCCGATCTCGACGCGCGGGCGCGGGAGGTAAACGGAATGCGCGGTGAAGGTCAGGCCCTCGCCACTGGCGAGGGTGTAGGCGAATTCAAGCGCGCAGTCGTCGCCATTGATCGCCTGATCCATCAGGGTGGTGTCGGAAAAGCGGACCTCCATGCTGCCCGAGAGCATTGCCATGGAGGGATCGGCCCCGTCGATCTTGCCGTCGGCGCGGATCGTCTCGATGCGGTCGAGGTTGTTGCCATAGGTAATCTGGGTCGAGACCACATTGCCCAGCGCCACACCGTCGCGCTTGATTGCCCCGTTGAAGTGACCAAACCGCTGCAGCACAATCTCGGTCGGTGTGCCTGCGTTGGTGGTGGTTGCCGGGGTCTCGCCCTGAGCAATGAGGCTGACCGAGGCAGTCAGCAGGCCGGATCGCGTCATCTGCCAGGACAGCTGATCCACCACGCAGCCCGCGTACATCGCGAAGCGCGGCACTTCTGGCATGCCAATCTCGATGGCGAGGCTTGGAAGGATCCAGCTGCCCGAGCGGAACTCGTGGCTGTAGGGCGCCTCCGCGCCGGTCGTGGTCGGGTCGCCAAACGCCGCCTTCAGCCAGTAGCCAAAGCCGATCGCATCAATCGGGACCACCACGTCGCCATCGCTGGTCAGCGCGTCCTTGATCGGCGCCAGTGGATCCCGGCCATAGCCGAGCAGCTCGGACTCGAGCAGTGGTTGCTCCGCGCCAAGCGTCGAGCTGGCGAAGGGCATTTTGAAATAACCGCTCGCGGGCGGCGTGCCGTAGACGGATTCGTAGGCGAGCGCCATCTGCGCCCGCGCTCCTTGTGCGCGTGCCATGTCCTGTGTTCCTTTCGTGGTTCAGAGAAGGGGATCGGGGGTCCCGTAAGTGAGAACGACCGGAATGGTCGCGGCCTTGAAGCCTTCGGCTCCCTCAATGGCCAGATTGATCGGAGCAGGTGCCTCCCCGATCGCGTAATCGCAAAGACCACCCAGAGTGCGGTCCGCATCGATGGCCGCGCGGATAGCCAGCTTTAGAGCGTCGAAAGCGGCCTCCCGCGCGGCCTCCGTTCCTTCAACCACCACATCGACCTCGGCGCGGTGGTCGTAGACGTAGAGCGGCGGCGACATGAGCGCCTCCGGCGTGCCTGGGCTTCCATCGCGCAGTATCATGATCCCGTTTGCAGGCACCCGCTCGGGCAGCACCGCGTTGCGCAGCAGCTTGGCCCCTGTGGGCAGAGTCGTCGCCAGCGCGGCGTTCAGCGCCTGCAGAACGGCTTCGCTCTTGCTGGGCATCAGGTGCCTTCCTTCCAGTTCGAGACGATCAGGCCCGGCACACGGTTCGCCCAGGCTTCGCCGTCGCGGGCGAGGTCGAGCCGCTTGCGCAGATTGACCTGCGGCACGAGGATGAAGATCGGAACCGTCGCGACGCCCCGGCCGGTCTTGGACCGGGAGGCCACCGCGCGGCCCTTGGTGTTGAGGCGCGATTCCGCGACCAACAGGCTCGGCGCGCCGCGGCGATAGATAAAGCGCAGCCGCAGGCC